GTAATATGGTAATATATGATATTATAAATAAAAAATATAGATTATTATTAAGAGATTATTTAAAATATGTATGAGAGGTTTGTTTCGACTACTGAAAATGACCAAATTGTAGAGAAGATATTTACTATTCTAGGCTACTCGATACTAACATTAGTGGTATATGGGGTATTAGCGTGGTCATACTATATAACAGATAAAAATCAGAATTTGTTTATATCGCTATACTCGTTATTTGTGTTATTTTATGCTATAATTATTATTGTAATCGTGGTAATTAATAAAGATAATTATGATTTGATGTCTTATACGATGTTATTTGGTATATCAATATTTGTAATATTTACTGCATTCTTCATTAGCGTTTTCTTTGTTCTAAAATATTTTAATATATTCTCATCATCCTCTAGTAAAAATACGGATGCAGTTGCTAATTTGGAATACAGAGGCTTCTAGTAATTTAGAGATATTCAAAGAATGATAAAATATATATGATTGTAAATAATGATGCCGATTTAATATATATATCAAAATTATTTAGATTGTCTTGAAGATATTCAGGCATTTTTTCATACATCGTATTGATAATACCTGAATTATATATAATCAACGATATTATAACCAATATAAGGCTCTTTTTTGCTACTTCTATATCTAAATAGGATGACATATTATCAAATTTATTTTGATTATTTTTTGAGACAGGAAGTAGCCCGCCTTGCATTTGCTGCTGTTGTAGTAGCAGTTGTTGCTGTTGCTGTTGCTGCTGCTGTTGCATCTGCTGCATTTGCTGCTGCTGTAATAACTGCATTTGTTGAGAAGGCATCTGCATCGGTGCCTTATTCATTTGTTTGGAACTATGTAGTTCTTCTTGAAACTCGTTTAAAACGTCTTGAACTATAGGGTCATTAATGTCATTTGCATCTATGTTTGTTTGTTGTGTTTTTAGCGGTAATGTATTTATAGGCGTTGACATAATTATAATTCTATCTACTGATATATAATATTTTCAATATAAATTATATTACGCAAGTATATCTCAGATATTATACTGAACTACTGAATACCTTTTCAAAGAAATTTGGAACACTTATTAGATTATCAGGTGTTGTATTAACATCATAAGGTTTTAATGGCTTATCTATGCTATTGCATTTAACAGGATAGGATTTATATTTATAGCACGTATTTTCGAGATTAAATACGTTCCCCTCGATATCTTTAATATCTGGTGCTGAATATACTACGCAATTATCCTTGCAAACTCGTCTAAATAACAGCGCAAGCGCAAGACCGAATAATGCGCTAACAATGATTTGCCCAGTTTCGTCATAAAATAACCTATCAATTGTAATTCTTAATCCCGTCATAGCTTCTTTCGGTGCCCCTTTTTTATTCATCTATATATATCTACCTATCTATTCTAATCTATAAAAATTTAAAAAAAGAATTTACTGGGTTATATTATAGGTTGCGTTAGTGATGCATCAGTGCACTTCACTTCTTCCGCGTTGTATTTATAGCATTGATTGTCGTGGTTCATATATACTATTTTATTCGCATTGTAAGGCGTGGGATATTTTATAACATTCCTTATGGGGGGCGATGAAATATATACATAAATGATACCTAATACAAAAGCAAAGGCGAAACTGAACCAGTTCATTTTAAACATCCTTGTATCTTTAATGTTTTTTACCATAATATCTCCTATTTATTTATCAATTTTATAATTAACATCCTTGATACACCTATTTGTTTTGGGATTTAATACTTTGCCTTCGGGACAAACCTTCTTGACTTTCGCGGCACCTGCCTTATCATCGTCAGCCTTATCGTCAGCCTTCGCTTTAACCTTTTTAGCATTCACGCATTTCTTCGTTTTAGGATTTAATACTTTACCTACAGGACAGGGATTAGCAGCAGCATTACTAGGCTTTACTACGCGTTCCTCTAGGCTTATGTATTCGGATGTATAGATGTCTGGGACTTCCTTGTATCCAATGATTTTATAATTCAAATAATCATATAATGCCGATAATGTTTTCGTTTCTTTTAGAATATTACGCAAGTCTTCTTTTTTTTCTAAAAAAAAATCATAGTTGGTATTATTGTTTTCTCTAACGTTATTATACATCTCTTGGTATTTCATCTTCTTTTGCGCGATTATATTGTTCGTATTATTCTTATATTCAAAATAATCGCTAATCCGCTTTTTAATTGTATTCAATTTTAAAACATTAGAATTATTAGCATTCAAAGGGTCTTTTGCATTTGCACCTTTTTCATTCATATTAATATTTAGAATGTTTTTTTCAATATCTTTTAATATATCCATTTACTAATATTAAGGATAAAAATAAAACAATTATCGTAATAAAATGTCTTCAAACATACTTTTATAAAATGTTTGGAGGCTCTCTTCGGGTTTTAATTGTTCTTCATAAATACTTCTAGGTATGTATTTAACTACCACCTTGTCTTTTTTACATACTGCTTTATTACTATAATACCCTTGAATAACTAATATAGACCCTATGAATAGCAAAAATATTGCTATTGCTTTCATTTCTTAATATTAAGAAATAAGAAAAAAATATTAGAATTACAAATTATTGGATACCAAGCTTTTGAGCACTCCAAGCATCCACTTGCTCGATACTATCTTTCAGTTCTGACATTTCAATAGTATCTGCAGTAGGGTCAGACCCCTTTGCGTCAGTTCCGATAACTACTTCCGCGTCCGCTGCTACTACAACTGATGCATCAGTAGCTACATCACCAGTCTCTTCAGGGGTGCTCTCTAATTCAGAAGGAACAGCAGTAGCAGCAGTAGCAGATTGAGCATCTGCGTCAGCTGCGTCAGCCGTGTCAGCAGGGACTACTTGATTAGCAGCATTGTTAAATAAGGAAGCCTTTCTATTCTCAAAAACAGCATCCTTATCATTCATATTCTTCTTATATTCTTTCATTAGAGTATTGAGTTGTGTTTCAGCATATTCTTGATTTTCCAAACAATCAGGGTTGGGCGACCAAGGACACCAGCATCCTACTTGAGCAATATAAATATTGAACTTACTATCAAGTTTTTTAATAAACTCGCTGCGATTTTTGGCTTCCTCAATCGTATCAAATACACCCCTAACTTTGATACCGCGAATAGAAGTAATAAAATTATTATCGCGGTGAAATGATGATTCAAGCTCTTGGTTGTTCACAGATTTGTAAAATCCATATTGTTCGCTCATATCCTTAGGGTTAAAGATATACGCATTATTCTCTTTAACGGAGTCAACGAAGTCCTTTGAATCGCTGTATTTGGATGAAATACCATCTAGCAATGCCGTCATATCATTGCTGAACTTCTTAATGAACTCGCTGAACATATAAGCCTCTTTATTAACGATAACATCTTCGGGGCTCAAGAAAGACAGCAGAACAAAGTTTTGCCCTCTGATAGGCTTATCCTCGTCCAGATAATCAACTTCCTTGACGCTAGTTATATTGGTGCTTTCTGTGGATGACATTTAATATCTCTTTTCTAATAATAATATATATTATAAATCTTATATATATTTTTAGATATGGCGCATAATAAATACGATTATAATTATCTTGAATTATAATTAAAATTAGCAAATAGCAAAAATATTTTATATTATTATAATAGTATAATTAGATATGGAATATTCCATCGATTTTTGGGATGTCGTAATAAGACTTCTTAAATACGCATTCGAAGGTCTCATTGTAGCCTTTGTAGCACTTATATTACCTAACAATAAATTGGCTTGGAGTGAAATATGGATGCTCGCATTAACTGCTGCTTGCACCTTCTCGGTTCTCGACCTACTATCCCCAGCGGTCTCTTCGGGCGCTAGGCAAGGTGTCGGGTTAGGCGCTGGTTTCCGTATGGTTGGTTTCCCCAATGGATTTTAATTTTAAGGTATTCCCACCCCCTGATGTAATGTGTTATAATGAAGGTATAATTTCATAATTGAGTTCTATACATATTTTTTTCCATATTTGGTCTTGGACATATAGCTTTTCTCTACTTTTTAATAAAGGGAAATACTTGAGATATTCATTTAAACCTAATATTTGAAAAAATTTATATAATACATAACTATAAGATAAAAAGTTCTTTCTATCTTTCGGACAATGTTTTAGAAAAGGAGCTTGAATGTTTCTAAACATATTGCATAACTTATCTTCTAATTCTTGGCTAAATTGCGGCGTAGGAATACCATTAATTCTGTTAATAATATAATTAATGTGCTCGTAATATTTATTTATCCGAAGACGTTTGAGGATATCCCTCATTTTAGTATATGTGATTGTTTTAGCATCTATAATCTTCTCCTTCTTTATTTCCGTTAAAATCTTTTCAAATATTTCATCAGGAATATCTGTGCTTTCCTTTCCTTGAACCTGATTACACCATTCTCTAAAATGGTTTATACGCTTATAACTAAAATGAGAAGTATCCTTCGTGTTCTGTTTTAATATAGGTCTATTCTGCTCCACGAGCAATAATTCTTGATATCCGCAGATATTGCAAATAATTATTGCGTCGTGCTGCAAACACGTCATCTGATTTTTACAATTTTTACATATTTCTATGTCCTCCTCTTCGACATTTCTAACATATTTTTTGTTTATTATAGACATATATTTATCAACCAGCGAACTCTTATCTATCACATTTTCCTTTAAATTGTTTGAATATTCATAAGTATTATCCACTAAGACATTCGGTGTTATATGGCTAGTTGTTTGCTTATTATCGCTGGTATCCTTAGTATCCTTAGTCGTGTTAGCCGCATTCGCAGCATTCGCAGCATTCGCAGCACTACCAACACCACCTCCGCATCCGCATCCGCCGCTAACTGAGGTTTGCTCCATATTTAAATTATTAAGAGCATCTAATACATTGATTGTTGTTGCT